GTCTTTCGGGCAAAGACTCTCTGCTCTGGGTCGGTGTCCTCTCGGGCGATGAACCTGATGCTCTTGCCTTGTGGCACGGGTATCAGTTTCCTGCCTTTGCGCCCTGTGTGGGGCAAGGTCAATGGCATCTTCTCAAGTAGTGCTTGGCACCAGCCGTTGAGCGTTGGCACAATCTCCCTCAAGGCAGGTTTGTTGCCTTGTTGGGGTATGCGCTTGCCCTCCAGTTTGTCTGGTGTGTTGCGCTTGAGTCTGTCGTTGCCTCGGAGTCGTCGCTGCTTGTCGGCTTGGCGTTGCTGTTCCATCGCTTCGCGCTGGTTGGCTTGTGACTCCATGTGGTTTACACCGTTCATGAGCATGTTACAGAGACTCTCGTACTGGTTGTTGGTGTACCGAGTGTTGCTGTTGCCTTGCTTGTTGATGTATGCCTTGACGCACATTGCCCTGTGGGTGAAGTGGTAGTTGTAGGAACTTGCCACTGTCTCCAAGTCTTTCTTGACCTCGGGGTTTGTGACCATGTCGCACAGTTGCTGGTAAGCCTGTGTGCCCATGTACGAGAGCGCATGCGCAATCGTTGATGGTGGGCACTTGGGCTGACTGAGCATGGCTGCCAACGGGGCTAGGTTGGTTGTTCCGATGGTTGGGTCGCCACCGTAGACCTCCCTGTAGGCGTTGGTTGCCACTACGCGCTCGGCGCAGGTGACGATGTCCAACGGCAAGTCTCTCTTGCGTGCGAACTTGTTCTTGTCTACAAGTCCGTAGCGTGAGAGGAGCAAGCCGAAGCGACGAAGTCGCCTGAACTCTGGGCCTTCTGCTTCTGGGGCAGAGTACATGTGGGGCTTCTCTGAGTCCGACAAGACCACCGAGACACCGTCAAGGGTCGTGGGCATTGCGCCCATCGACTCGTAGCGGTTGTGCTTGGCTTTCTTGCGTACATCAAGAGCCTCAGGTGCGAACCTGCCTCTGTTGTACTTGGTTGCGTCAGCCATTGGTGTTGACCTCAGATGCCACGATGGCGAGTGAGTCCAAGATGGACTCTGCCACCTCGGGGAACACCACTTGTGCGGTGAAGGGCATGTTGCCTGAACGCTGGTACATGTTGTGGAACTCCACGAAGGAGCGCAAGGAGTACCGGTGTTCCGAGTCCTTTGCCGTGAAGGTGGTTGCGAGGTTGCGCAGGTACTCTGGCAACGCCTGAATCGCCTTCGGGTTTGGCTCATTGACCTCGCAACGGACAATCATGCGGTCAAGGACTGCTGGTGCTAGGTCCTCTGGTTGTCCGTTCATGGTTGCCACGACGCTGAATGACGCATGTGGCTTGACCACTTCGCCCGTGTCGGGGTTCTGCCATGAGGCTGACGCTTCGGTGTCCAGAAGCATCATCAGTTTGCTCTCGACATCACCGTTGATGCGATTGACTTCGTCTACGACGAGTCTTGCGCCTTCACGCCATGCCTTGATGCCTACGCCCTCGTACCAGCCGAGAGTGCCGTCTTGCTTGCGCCTCCAGAAGCCGATGAGGTCTGCTTCGGTCATCTCCTCGGTACAAGCGAGCCTGTACGAGGACTTGTCGTTGAGAGCATGGGTGAGACCGAAGTAGGTCTTGCCCGTTCCCGGAAGTCCGTACAGAAGCACTCTGTTGGAGTGCTCCATAGCGAACTCTGCTCGCTGCCATGGGGTGAGTGTTGCTTCTTGGTTGGTATTCATTGTGCGTTGTCCTCCTTGGACTTTTGGTTGTTGTTTCTTGTTTCCTTCTCGTGTTTACGAGAGAGGTCTTGGTACAAGGCTTCTGCCACTTCTGGGTTTGCCTCGCACATTGTTCTTGCTCCCACATAGAAGGTCAGAAGGGCGTTGACCAACTGGTGGTCTCCCTTGTAGTCCTCTGCGTGAATGTTCTGGTAGTGAACCTCATCTGGCTTGGACAGGAAGCGCGTGGCGACATACACATGGTCGCTCATGAGCATCGTCGTCACAACCACCTCCTGTGGTTCTTTGGGGTCGTGGCTCGTTGGTTCTTCGCCCTTGACCCAAGTTGCTTTGGCTGCCATGCGCAAGAGCACACCGATGGTGTTCTCGTCTCTTGCCACATGGAGGGCAAGGAACTTGTTCTCCAGTGCCTCGTAGATGTCCGTTGCTTCGGCTAGAAGCGTCAGGCGTACGAGCGTCTCTGCGCTTGTGCCGTCGATGCTGCCATCGCCTTGGACTACCTTGGCTGAGCCTGAGTCGATGTCGCTCATCGCTTCGTCGACTTGCTCATCTGGAACGATGGACACCGAGTACACCTGATGGTGCGTGTCCACTGCGCCGAGTTCCTCCCACATGGAGGCTTCCACCTCTCGGAACTCCTTGTTGATGCCCTCGGCTCGTTCAGATGTGACCTTGGCTTCTGCCTCCTTGAGTATTCCCTCAAGTTCTGAGAGAAGTGCGTCATCAGAAGGGGTCATGACTTCTGCGCCTCCAGAACCTTGTCCAGTTCGGCAAGTGCCATGTCGCGGTCTACTTGCGCCCAGATGAGGTTGTCCTTGGCGATTGCCTCCTTGCGCCACTTCTGGACTGTGGTGGGGTGGACCTTGATGCCAGAGAGGGCAAGGGCTTCGTGGATTGCCCTCACCGGAATGGACTTGTCCACGAGGCATTCTCGGAACAGTTCCCATTGCCCTTGCTTCTCAAGGACTTGTCGGGCTTTGTCCAGCATGTATGCCGGTCGCCCCTTGGTCTTGGGCTTTGCCGTTTGCGACAAGGCCACGCTGAATGTGACTGGTTTCTTGGTCATTGCTTTCTCCTGTTGGTTCGTTGTCGGCGGTCGCCGACCCTGCGACCGTAACCGACCGCCAGCCCGCCGTCAAGCGAACGCGTGTTCGCCCCGATTTCTTCGACTTCGCGTGACCTCGGTAGCGGTAGCGGTAGCGCTACTCAGGAGATTGTTCTGATTGCCTCACGCGCAAGAGAGCGTACTGTTTGCTTCGAGCCACTGCTTCTTCGTCCAACGTGTCCGCGATGCCGTCGCACAAGTTGCTGATGTAATCACGCAACGCCGGTCGCACGTTGAGTGCGAGCACTACCAGTTCGGTCAGTACTTCTTCTGCGATGCGGCGTTCTTCGTCGCTGAAGTCCGGTATCTCAATCATTGGTTTCGACATGCTGGTCCTTTGTCATTTGGTATTGCTTGGATGTGTGTGCCTTCGGGTTGTGGCACGTCGGCGGCTCTGAAAGTTTGACGTGCACGACTATCTGGTTGTCGCAGTTGGGGCAGGTCCACTTCTCTTTCACAAGTCCACCATTTCCCACTCGGCTTGCGAGAACCCTCGCACCCTGCCGTCCGGTTCGATGTACACCCACGTCGGCGCGTCCGGGTCGCAGCCGCAGCCGACGATGTTCCGTTTGTCGTGGACGATGAGCGTGTCGCACTTCTTGCATTTCACTGCCTGGTTTTTCATTTCTTTCTCCTTCGCCAGTTCTTGTCCTGGCTCGTCAGTTTTCCTTCACGGTACAGGTGGCACGCGCACTCGCACCCCGCTATCTCAGAAGTTTCCCACTTCTTGAGTGCGCGTTCCACCGTACCGCAATGGTCGCAACCGTAGGTCAGAACGGTTCTTCTTCGGCCGCCTGTTCAGGCTGCTCCGAAGTGCACGACCAGAGACTTGCATCCGGGAACTGGGCAATCTTCTTGACCAGCCACACCTGCGTCTCTTCGCCTTTCTTGTTGGTCAGCATCACGGAGTCGCCTTCGTTTGCGGCGCTGCGCAACTTGGCTCCCCACGTACCGTCCTTCAACTTGTACCACGTGTTCAATGTGTCATTCATGTTTAGTTGTCACTCCCCTGGCTGATGGCCAGTTGTAGTCGGTCCACCATGGATTTGTACATGGCTATTTGTTTCTCCAGTTCGGTAACCCGAGCCTGGAGGTCTTTCTTGTCCTCGCGCAGCGTATCGACCACGATTTGCAGTTCGTTTAGCCACGCTTGGAACACTTGTTCGTCGCTCATTCCATCTCCTCGAGCGACTTGATGATTTGGTTGCGGCGTCGGGTGCGCTGCTTGGGTGACAGCCCGCCCCACACACCGTACGGTATCTGGTTGTTCATCGCGAAACGCAGGCAGTCCTTGTAGACGGTGCATCTCTTGCAGATTTCCACCGCTTCTTTGAACAGTTTGTTCGCGCCTTTCTCCGGAAAGAACAGGTTCGGGTCTGCGTTCTTGCAGGCCGCCTTGTCCCTGAACCGGTCGTCTTTGTCTTTGAGTTCCCATTCGCTCATGAGTTCCATGTAGTTATAACCCCCACGGCTTGAAGCCGTTCCCGTTTGTTTCTTGCGAGTAGTCATGGATTGCCTTTGCTGCTTTCAGGTTGGTTGCTGGGTCGAACAATTCTCCGCAGCCAACTTTAGTCAGAATCCCGAGGGTCTGCAAGTACCCGTTCGGATACCAGCGCGTAGGAAGGCACCAGGACCTGTCGTTGATTTGCGTGAGCCCGATGTCGGTCGAGCCGTCCCTGTTCAGGGTCGTGTTGTGTTGCGTCGGGTCGCACCTGGATTCTTTCCACATCACATGGTCGAGGGTGGGCATGTCGTCGGCATGCCAGCCCATGTCTTGTGCCAACCCCCACCACTGACCACACCGGGCGTGGGCGGAAACCTCGTCGTTGGCGGTAGTGGTGGGGGTCGGTTCGACCGTGGTTGAGGAAACGACAACCGTGGTCGGCGTAATCACCGGGGCTGTGGCTTGTGGTGCTTCGGACATGCCGAGCGCCAACAGTGCCACTGATGCGGCCCCTAGAAGTCTTGCTGCGTATTCCATGTATTGCTCCTTGTCTGTGTGTCAGGGGTTTTGCCCCGGTCAGTGGGAATACCAGCAACCGACTGACCGGGGACGACAAGCCCTCAGGAGGAAGGGACCCTTTACCTTGTCGTTTGTTCCAACAACAACACTATCTGACTGAACTCTTCCAGGTCCATGAGCACGATGCCTTTGCTGGTTCCGTCCGGCATCGCGACCATCACGAACGGGCGAATGTCGCCCACTGCCTTCGCCGCAAGAGACTGGGCTTTAGCGGCTTGGAAACGGGTAGCAATCGGACCGACCTGCGCACCTGCTTTGATTTCGCAAAGAAAGCGACCAGACCAGTTCTCCTCGTGACGGGTAAGATGACCGCCCAGCCCCAGTTTCTTACGGGCACGACGAGCCTTCGAATCGCCTTTCGTTCGATTACGTCTACCTCTAGCGGCAGGGTCGGCACACCCTCTGACGCGGCGTACGCCACGTTTGTCGGGTCTTCCCAAAGTACCAAACAGAGGGCACGAGTCATGGGTGCACTTGTCGTAGTCACCCTGGCAATATCCTTTGCGTTCACGTTCAGGACTCACGGCTGGCGCGTGCCTCGAGGGCCTTGATTGCCTTGTTTGCTTCACCCTTAGTCAGCATATCCAACTTGGCGATGGGACGGTGGATGATGTCGGCGATTGTTTCGGTTTGCTTCGGTCGCTCGCCGATGCCGTTGGCCAACAGCATGGCGCGCAACTTGCCAATCTGCGCGTTGCTGGCCTTCGCATCCGGGTCCTTGATTTCCGGTTCCTTCTCCGTTGCGGTGGGGAACACGGCCTGAATCTGCTGGACGAACGCCTCGTTCTTCACGGGCTCGGCGGGCTTGGCTTGCATCTTCTTGAACGCGTCACGCAACTTCGGCATCGAAGAATCGGTGAGGTTGTTCAGGTCCACGTCCGCTTCCTTGGCCACGTCCTGCGGGTCGAGGCCGACCTTGGCGCATGCTTCACGGAACTTGGTGACCAGGTCTGCGTCGTTGCGCGGAGCCTCGGTCATGCGTTGTACTTTCTCCATCTCTTGTCGGCTGGGCCGGGGCTGGGACTTGGAGGCGTATTTCCAGTTGGCCAAGCAGCGACCGATTGCGGAGGTCTCTGCATTTTCTACGTGGGACGTGCGGTTCACCGGGGACGCATCGCGCACTTCCTCTGCGAATCCCGTCGCCACCGGGCGCGGGTCGGCGATGTCGCGGTACACCTCGGCTTTGAACACGACACGGTTCTCGTCGTAGTGGTGAATCGATGTGAACACCTGACCGTTCGGGAACTCTTCCCAGAACTTGGCGAGGCGTTGCTCGACTGTCTCGTAGTTGTCCAGGTTGAATCTCATTGCTCTTCTCCTTGTTTGCTGATTTTGAATTGCCGGTATGTGGTTGTCTTCTTGTATTTCTTGAGCAGGGCCGGATGGTCCTTCTCAAACGCCTTCTGGTCGAATGAGTTGCGGGCCACCGGTTTCCATGTCGCCACGATAATGCCGTCGATGACGGCATGCTGTGACTCTCCCATCATCCTGCAGAGTTCAGCCTGAATCTGAGCCGCTGAATCTGTCAGCGTCTTGATGTGCTGGTTTGTTCTCTGCAGCATGGTGACGAGTTCTTTTGCTTCCGTGGGAAGCGTGACGCTTGAGTCGTTGGACTTGGGGTACAGGTCCTTGACGTTGTCGTAACTGGGCAGCACGTCGTCCGGGTACATGCCCATGTCCACGTACGACAGCAGCCTGCGGCATGCCTCGATGTGGATGCGCTTGTCGTCGGACGAAACCTCTTGCGTGTGGAACTTGAGGTCGAGGTCGCCGTCAAGGATGCACCAGATGACCTTGTCGGTGCCGGTGCAGATGGCTTGTTGCACACCTTGCCAGTGCCACATGTCGGGCATCCTGCCGTCCCAGCGACGCTTGCGCGTCTTGATTTCGTGCACCACACCGTCGGCGTTCATCGCGTCGATGGTGGCAATCAGGCGCACACCGTCCTCTTCGTACGCGTACATTTCCTGCGGTTCGTGCAGTTCGTAGCCGAGCAGTTGCGCCGACCATTCCCTGATGGGGGCTTCGAGCACGGTGCCTCTGAGCATCGCCGAGTTCGGCTCTTTGGGTTGCGGCGGTTCGGCGGCGATGAGTTCGGTCACGAGGTCGGCGGTCGTCATATAAGGATGACTGCCGTGAACCGCGGCAGCGACGCTGGCCGAGATTCGGGAAAGACCGTTTTCGTCTTTCCAGCGCAGCGCGAGCCATTCGGCTGAGCCGTGCGTGGGTTTGCTGATTTTGCTGATTTTCATTGAGCCTCCTTGACTCGTTGACGACATCCTACGGGGTTCGCGTCGCGTTTGCAACCCACTCGGGTTCGCCGAGCACGACGATTTTCTGCACCATGCCAGCCGGTATGTGCGTGACCATGCCGACGGTTTCCATTTCCGTTTCTTCTTCCGGGCACCACGAGCACGTGACCGACACGTATCCTTCCAGCAGGTCGGGCCACAGCCAGCCGACGCTGATGACGTGCTGGGGTTTGGCTTTGTAATCTTTGGTTCGTATCCAGCCGTTCTCGGAGTCGAACGCGTCAATCCAGTGCACTGCGACCAGCGACCACGGACAACGGCTCAACAAGTTAGGCATCGTAGTCCTGGCCGTGCAACAGAAGGGAGATGTCGGCAGGCTTCAACAAGTAGCCCCATGCCGGATTGTCTGAGTTGCGCGCGAAGTCGCGCGTCTCCAAAGTGTCTTTGTTCGCTTCGATGAAACGCTTGAGCCTGTCCACTGCCACGATGATGAAGCCTCCATCCATGGAGAATATGTACACCCACCATTTTGCCTTGGTCACCTGCAGTCCTGACGGCACCCATTTGCCGCACCGGCGCGGGTTCTGGCGCATCTCTATGGCCATGTTGCCGTTGCGGTAGCGGTCCGACTTCACCTCGAACGAACCTTCGACGAGGTTCTCCAGCATCTTGCGTATGCGGCCTTCGCCCATCTGCCCGTACTTGAGGTCGGCAGCGAAGTTGAACGTGTTCTTCTCGATGTCCCACTTGGAGTTCTTCACTTGGTTTTCCTCGCGGCGCGCACCATCTGCAGGCAGCCGATGTATCCGGCTGCGTCAACGATGTTGTCGGGCACGTCGAGCCCGCTGTTGAGTTCGTGCATCAGCCGCGAAAGTTTGACGCACACCATGAACAGCACGCCGTCTTCGGCGGTGAGAAGTTGTTCGCCTTTCAGCGCGTTGAAGATTGCGACGGTCCGCGAGTAGTCGTCGAGTGGATGCGAGTAGGTGTTCTGTCTGTCTCGCGTAATCAGTTCATGTGCTTGGAGAAGTATCTCCGCGCCTGCGGCTGGATTTTGCATTGGTCCCCTTTGCGAGTTGTTCGACTTTGGCTATCAGATTCCACAACTCGTCTTGTTCGGCTACACCCGGGTAGACCCTACGCAGATAGGTTGCGATTCTCCGTAACTCCATCCTTGTCATTTGTTCGCCCATTGTCAAGTATCCCCTCCGAGACGTGGAACTCTAGGTGGTTGTCCAGCCGTTCGTCAAGCCGCTCGACTTTGTCCTCGACTCGTTGCTGGCCACGGTGGAGAATCTTGAGCATGCCGAGCACGACCTGGTGGTCTTCGGCGTTGGCTTTCTTGAATTGTTGCAGGATTGCGACGATGATGCCGCCGACTGCGGTTACGACTGCGGCGACAATCAGCGCCCAGTTCGCATCCATTTCAGAAAGGCCGCCCGCACTCACGGCAAGTGGCGGGTTGGCTACTGCCAGTGGCCGCCTTCTTGGCCTTCCATTCCTTCACCAGTTGCGGGACGTCGTCACCCTCCGTATAGCGGATGTGCCACGGCTCGCTGTCCAACTCG